CCATCACTAATATAACCAGTCTCAGTCCTCTTAGAGAACACCCAGACCCACGGAGCCCTACGATAGTTGGTTACATTACCTTCTAAAAGATAACCAGTCTCAAAGTAACTGTCAAAGTTAATACCAGTACCATTTGCTGTAGTCCAGTCGAAGAAGTCAGCATCACTGTACTGAGAGAATGTCCATTCAGATAAACTAGAGCCAGGGACAACTGTCCAAAGCATTGTCGTAGTGGAACTCCCCCGTAATACAGCTACATCAGCTACAACAACCTCAGAATCCGAGTCTCTGATTACTGTAGAACCACTTGAGGCTTGGATAACCGTCTCGGTATCTGTTACTCTACCGATTGATGGTAATGTAAATACTCCAGCGGTATACGGAGAATTAGAAGCTAGGGAGCCGTGGTCATACGGGCTAAATGAACCTGTAACGGTATCAAATACTAAGGCTTTATCGAACTTAAAGCGATATGATGTCTCATTACCAACACTATTATACAACCATGTAACTCTTTTAGTCACTGAGTCATAGGAACCTTGACCATAGAGCTTAGAGATATTCTCAATATCTTCATCATAGAAGGTTTGGATAGTCTTCTCAGTAAGAGACTTTGCTTCGATACGATCCGTAATCTCATTACGGCCTACACTGTAGATACCACGGTCACTCCACCATACGGGAGTACCTTCCACATCTACAAGGGTACGAGAGCCAACCAATCCAACCGATGAGACCTTACTTACCGAGTAATCCGTAGGTGTAAAACCAGAGCCAGAACTACCAGTAACCTCCCATAAGCCGTTGTTAGCGAATACCAGCAACGAAGAGCCCGTGACGTGTAACGCTACAATTGATCCAGCTTCGGGGATAACGATAACACCCCCGTCTGTATCAACTAGGTCACTAATCTCTTCAGATGTAGGGTCAGCTTCTTGGTAGCACCGCCCAATGCTACAGCCTCAGGTCTGTTATCGGAAGTAACGGAGGTAATATTTGAAATACCACTGACTGTAGATCTGTCTTGGTTAAATGGGTCTAGAATCCAGTGTCCACGAGGAGCTAGAGTATTACCAAAGAATATCTTAGTCAACTCAGCGGGATCAAAGTCATCACTGGAGTTCTTAGCTACGAACCACTGCTTATTGTTACCGGGGTACTTAGACTGAGATGAGAAGTACGTAGTAATGGGACTAGCTACAGAACCACCAGGGCTAACCCAGCCTTGGTTAGTTAGATTATAGTTATGTGTATCACTGAGAGTAGGTAGCTCTTCATCAATATCAAGGCTATCATCAACACCATCAAAGTCTCTAATAAGCAACCCAATCTCTGTATTAGTAATAGAGTCTCCATCAGGATCATAGGTAACATAGAAGGGTTTAAGTTTCTTAGACACTATAAAGAAATAACCCTTACCAAAAGCAATATCAATACGCTCTGAACCTACGTCAGACGCAGCAGGGGCAGCAAAAATAGATAGATCAGTAGTAAAGGTCTTCTTATTACCAGATACCGGAGTGCTAGAGATATCGTAGTAGTATAGAGTAGCGTCTACTTGAATTACTAGGAAATGGAGATCACCATCACCACCAACCTGCTTCCATTCAAACACACCTATAGCCTGAGTATCCCACGTAGTCTCCGCGATAGATAGCGAAGTGTTAGTAGAGGATGCCTCATAATCCAGCCCAAGCCTACGCTTAACATCGCCTTTCTTATCATAGGTAACATTAAGGGAGTCCAGAGATGAATTCTCAGGAAATGTAAGAGGCGTAGCCTCAGTAACTAGGCCACCTACAAACGTATTATATACTTTCAGACTCTCGTTTCTCGGCATGTGGTTCAGTCTTCAGTTGTGGTGTAGGTGATTTAGTTTTCTTATGAACAGTCTTAGTTTTTAGTTCTGGTCTAATCTTATCAATATTAGAAGGAACGGGAGGTAAGTTATCTATCCACTTCTTAGCTGCTGTGGTTAGATCATGTAAGTTAGTGTAGTTACCTGTTAGTTCTTTTGGTAGTTCTCCTCCTTCTTTAAAGAAGAAAGATAGAAACCCATAAGGATTCTTGCGTATTGCCTGTAATGTCTTACCTCTGGGTGTTGTCCATTCAAACTCTGCGACGATTTGCTCTTCCATAGTCTGGCCTTCCATAGCTATTGTCTAGCGATTTAGAGATATTGTGACGATCACTCTGCCACCTTATCTTTTGGCGTAGTGCCACCTGTTCAGCCTTGGGATTCGCTCGTTGATTAAGCTCAATATACGCCACTGACTTACTCTCATTTAGTAATAGTGGAAACAGGTTCTCATCGAGATCAGGTATAAACACATCAGATAAAGTAAAAACTGGTGACTGGATAGCCCATACAATAAATTTACTAGATTGTAACGTACTGTCTACTCCACTATCAAATGAATCAAATATAAGAGTCTCGTCATCAAACGAGGAGTAGAACTCAGGAGCCTTATCATTCTGGATTAAGACCTCACCACCGTCTACAGTAACGATCTGATTAGTGGAAGCATCGGAGTCTCGCATCAAAGTACGATGAAGAAATACCTCGGGCTCTACATAAGTTATACGTTCATAGTCACGGGCTGTACTACCTGATTTAACCTTGTTATAACGTACTTCATCAATACGCCTGATACCAGATGGAATAGTCATATGAGTGGGAGTATCTGTATCAGCTAATGCTGTTAGAGTAATCAAAGTACGATGCTCAGGAATCTCGATATTATTAATAAGATCAGCGTAGGTGTCTCTAACGATAAAAGCAATCTGCTCTGACTCAATAGTATCTGTGTAAGAGTTAACCGGATCACTATCTAATGAAGATAGGATACGCTGTACCATATCAAGTAAAGTTAATTTAGCCATTTACTTCCCTTCAGCCCTCTTCCACGATACATGCCACCGCCAAATTAAGAAGGCGATAGAGAGTGCCATGAGTACAATACTAAGACCTGTATTAATAACTCCCATCCACTCCGCAGTAACTGTAGCAGCACCGGGGGCAATCGCAGGGGCGGTCTTTACTATGGCTTGAACAGGAGCGGTTTGGAGGTTCATTACGACCTCGCCGCCATCCTTGCCTTCGTTTCATTCAGTGCTGCCTCGACACTCGCAAAGTCAGCATGATCATCTGGCAGAATATCAAGATCACGGCGCAGCTTCTCGTACAGCTTTTCATCTGCAACTTTCTCGGTGACTAGTCTTTTAAGTGCCATGTTCTTAACTCCATTGCAGTGCGACGGCGTGGATTTTCTGACCCTTAGCGTTGAGGGTTTCGATCTTATATTTCATCGCCGTTGCGCTTGACTGGCCGCTGATATCAACAGTGCCGGTAAGGATGCGTCCGGTTGTTAGGCTGGCGACTTCAGCCAGCGTTATCTGGGTATAAGTAGTTCCACCATTCCGGCTGGCATAGGCTTTCAGGTCAGTATTTAATGTTATCGCAGCAATATCCTCCTGCCAGATTACGATATTAGCGTCATCGGGTGCGGCGAGGGCCGTAGTAGCGTTAGAGAAGAGCGTCATGTTCACATCGTAACTTGACGCGTACATCTGAATATAGCCAGTCCTACATTGTTTACCGCCACCATCCGGTAGTCCATCTGCTTGGGTCCAGTGTAACCTGTAATATCGGTATGAACCGGGTGAGGTGACGGTAAAGTTCTTTTCCTCGCCGTTACTCCAAGTCACTCCAGTTTGATCGTGAAGTTCAGTCCAATCGGAATCGTTGTTTGAGCCTTCAAGTTTCCATACCGTTATATCGTAACTAGAGGCTTCGCTAGTCTGAGAATTTACATCATACCCTGCAATGACCTTCTCATTCCCAGACCCAAAATCATATTTAACCCAACCAACAGGGTGCGTCGAACCGGGGGAATTAGTACCAATAAAATTGTCGGCACTATAAGACCCACTTCGATTAAACGCTTTCCACGCATTAGCATTACTACCCGTCACTCCCCCGGATGAGGCCACGCCCGAGGGGGCAGTGTTACCAGTCATGTCGGGGATGCTATCCGTCGTACTAGTAGCTCCTGCGTTAGAATATGAATTACCCCCAGCAGCATACGTTTCATTCGTTGACGTACTGGTATCGACACCTGTCTCATCCTCGAACTCATCGACCACGCCATCGACCATGTTCTGAAATGCAAACCCACCAGCGGCGGCAATATTGAACGAATTTATCATTATGTTAGCAGCCTCGGTGGCACTCGCCCCACCCGCTGGTAAGTTAGTTAACGAAGCTGCACTTCCGTTTGGAGCCAGCACATTAGTGCCGATAACCAGACCCAGCGCAGTACGGGCAGCACTGGCAGAGACAGCACCAGTACCACCTTCGGCCACACCGACTGTTTCTAGTAGCTTGGTCGAGACTTTAGTTGTTGCCATTAGCTTGGCCCCTCACTTTACTTTTTATCTATATGATTTATTCGGGCGCTTCAGGCCACGTTGGGTCAGCGGGGTCTTCGGTTGACGCCGGTAAGTCCCGTAGTTCTTGACGGTACGTTGCCCAATCAGCCTTATTGTCTAATGGCGAGTCAGGGGACTGTGTCCAATCGCTTGAGGCCAACAGGGAGTTACGTTTAGTGCGTAACCTGTCCCAACTTCTCGCGAGGGCGTCGGCATCAGCTTGTGCCTGATTGTTAACGACTGTTTCAGCCCCTGCATCGACAACCCAATAGCTTGTAGAGCCACCGGGATCAGGGACAACGAAGCCAGCATCAGGGGCGTAGGTAGCTATATGCGATAAGGCATCAGCCTCAACGGCGAAGTCTTGGTACTTGTCTAAAGAACCGTCTGTAGATCTAACGATTGCTATATAATTTTCCATGTTCTTTCCTATTGGTACATGATGTTGATGGAGCCGTTATCAAATGTCCCGCCGCCAACTGAGACTTGTGTGAGTTCTGCCGTGAGAGACTTAAATCCGGCACCGCGCCCGGCAGTATCAGTTCCGACTTGGTACTGGTGGGTGGAACACCAAGTAAAGTTAGCCGCGTCTTTCAAGGTTAGCATCATTGCCCCAGACATATTTTCAGCAGCACTAGCAGAGTTCATATCAAACGATGAGGTGTTTGCGCTATACGATATGTTTGCGTTATCCAATTCAAATCCAAGTTGGGTATACCCGCTTGTCTCTAAGCCCCCAGAATCTCCTAGGGTTATAAGAAGCGGACCGCCGTCCTGGGACACCATCTCAAAGTTAATTATAATCATCGTCGTACCAGAAGGTATACCTGTAAAAGTAATAGCAGTTCCAGAAGTCGAGGCTTGTTCTGTACCAAGGGTAAAACCACCAGCACTTGCCGCCGCTTCTGTCTCCACAGACATGACCTCAACAGTGTTAGCCGCTGTTGCGTAACACATCAGCCTGTCGCCGGTAGCTGTAGTCAGGTTAGCCGCACCGGGGAGTTCAATCCCTGAACCGTGGGTGATGGTCAATGCTCCGTCGAACTGCAACATGAAGAAGTTACCGGATTCAACTGTCATGGCACTGAAGTTTGTCGTTCCTGTAACGTCGAAGTAATTTCCATCTGTGTCTATAACCAGTGGAGATGCTGAAGCTATATCACCGCCCTTGGTCATCTTCAGGGTACTAGCAATGCTAACGCCCCCAGTCCCCAGCCCATCTAGGC